AAATATTTTTAATACGTCGCCAACCACGATCATTGGTAACGGATTACTTGGTGCTCAGTTAACGATACAGGGTGTCAACCCAACTAATAGTGGTGCTGATGAACCGTTGTATATGACATTCCAGGGTTCTGATGGAGTAACGAGAGCCTACACCGGTATGTACATCAGTGGCCAAAACACCTATGGTGTAGTTATCAATGGTAGTGATGCTCGTTTTATTCTAGACATTAACGGCACCGGACAACTAATTGCTTATCCTAATTATATTAATATTTCTGCTAACCTAGACATACAACCTAGTTATTCAGTCAATGTTTCAAACGCTGGTATAAGATTTAGTGATAACACAGTACAAACAACAGCAGCGACTGGTGGTGGCTCTTCCACTGTTATTAATAGCACAAGTAATACAGCTACAGCCGGTCAAACTAATTTCACACTGACTGCTAATGTTAGCTCTGCAAGCTACGTCATCGTCACTGTTAATGGTTTGGTACAAGTTCCTACGACTCATTATAGCATTGTTAATAATGCGCTCACATTTGTTACAGCATTAAATGCTGGAGACGTAGTCGAATCAAGAGAATTCGTTTCATCTAACATTGCTGTGACTCAAGCTCCAGCAGTCTATACCAAGAATTTGGTCCTAAATAGTCTTATATTCGGATAAAAATTAATGACAACACCAAATAGATATCTAGTCCCTTCTGTCGGAACTACCCCTAATAATGTGGGTATTCTTTCTGGAAATACAGTAGCTTTAATAGCAGGTTCAGACTGTAACAAGACAGCTAACAGTGTGCTCGCGAGTGTTTGGGCAAACACCGGATCTATTGCTAACACCTATTATATGAACAATGTAATTGTTTCTCCTAATAGTACAGTCACCATTTTTGGTGAACCACAAAAGCAGTTCTTATTAACTGGTGATGCTTTGTACGTCAGCTGCAATGTAAATGGTGGCTTCGATTTTATTCTATCAACAGCTGAGGGCTTCTAATGTCAGTTATTGGTTCTAATGCACCGGCACAAGATGCCGTTTTACTTCTTAGTTTAACGACATCTGGTAATACTTCTAATGCATCTAATGCAGATTTTGGTTCACCTATTGATACCAATGGTCAAGGTTTTATCGTTTGGGAAGTTTCAGGAAATTCTGCATACCAAATTATGATCGAAGGATCTCATGATCAATATTATTGGTCTACTATTTGGTCTCTTCCTGTTTCAGAATTATCTCAAGTAGATACTATTAATCAAGCTGGTCATTATCATTTTGAAACATCTACTCGATATATTCGTTATAGAATATCTTATACAAATGGTCCTATTAATTTTACTTGTTATGGTCGTGCAGGTGGTGGCCCATCTGCCGCTGATCGTCTATCACAAGCATTGGATTCAACAAGCAACGTTGCACTTTCTGTTGCTGTTAACAATTTAAAGAAAGATGGCACAGGTGCATTATTTTTGTCAGATGCTGCTGGTCCATTTACGGCAACTCTAGAAAACGCATCAACAGTTCAAATCTACGATACAACTGGTTATAACAATATTGTTGTCCAACAAAATGGTGGTGGCTCTACAACTGTTGCCATCTCCAATGACGGTTCAAACTGGTATGCTGTTCAGGGTGTTAACCTTCAGACAGGTGCTATTGTTACTACGCTTGCTGCTAGTGCAATTATAGCTTTCTCATGTGCTGCTCGTTACATTAGATTTACTGGAACATCAACTTCTGGTCAAATCATAACCTATTTCCGTACAACAGATGATCCTGCTGTTATTGATACAATTAACTTGGCTGAAATCGGTGGTTCAGCTGTATCATCTACTTCAGCACAGTTAGGTATTAATATAGTAAATGCCGCAGGTACAACACTTGCTGCTGCTGTTGGTGGTGGTTCAGCCAAAAACTCAATTGGTGTCACACAATCAACTGCTATTGCTCAGGCTGATGTAAGTGCCGGTGCATTTAACGGTGCTGGTCGTGTTAACGGTACAGTTATTTCTTCTACACAGGGTGGTGGTAGCGTAATAAGTGCCGAATTCAACGTGTCAGCATTGACTCTTGGTTCAGCAACCGCAGTGTTTGCAATTCTACAAGAATCTTCAGGTGGTACCAATTTTACTGATATTTGGGTTTCTGATCCAATTACAACAACCGGTATTGTTCGTGTGCCAGCTATACCTATTCAAGGTCGTCGTCGTTGGGCAGTTCATTCTGCTGGTGGTACTTCAACCACTGTTACAGTGTCAGTATCTACTCTCGAACTTCCAACAGGAACATATCCATTTACTAGACAGTTCCGTGATTATTATTCTGCTACAAACCCATTTGCAACAGTAATCAATGGTACAACACAAACAGCTAGCTCTTTGGTCCTAACCACGTTAGGGTCTACAACTACATTATTCAATGTTGAAGGATGTTTAGCATATACATTTTTTGTAACTGTTACAGGTGGTGTGCCTTCCACAAATCCAGTTTTGACTATTCAGCTTTCACAGGACGGTACTAGCTGGGCTAATACTAGTTCTAATGTTACTCCAACGGCTGCTGGTACTTTCATGACGGCATTAAGCAATTTTCCTGCTAAGTACGCTCGATTAATCGTCTCAACTGCCTCATCAGGAGGCACTGCCTATACTCTTGGAAACGTTGGTGTATACGGAATAGACTAAATAAGATAACCATTTCGGAGATTATTAAAGATGTTAATTCAAAATCAGGTTGGACCAATCGCCACAACTCAGTCTATCTCTCCTGGTGTTTTATCACCAGTGCGTTCAGGTAACCTTGGTGATACAATTGTTTCCGAACTTCACGGGCGTTATTACGAAACAACTTATCGTAAGGCTAAATTTTCAGGTGCTGTTGCGCAGGTTACTACCTCAGCAGCACTTGCTACAACCGTCACAGGTTTGATTTTGACCAACCCATTGGGTTCAACAGTCAATTTGGTGTTGTCTAAGTTTGGATATGCATTTGATGTAGTATCTACGGGTCTTGCCGGTATTGGATTGGCATATGGTTATAACGGTTCAACAGCAGTCACCCAGACCACACCTATCACTCCAAAGAACAACTTTGTTGGCGGTCCATCAGGACAGGGTTTGTTGGCTTCTGCTGCGACAGTTCCAACTGCTAGCACTCTTCAGTACATTTTTGATGCTACTGCTACTGTCGCTATATCAACTATTATGATCCACGGTTTAGTTGATCTAGAAGGTTCAATTATTCTTCCACCGGGTGCATATGTCCAAACATACACCACAGTTGCATCTGGTGCCTCAGGTGGTTACTTTAGTTTTGCTTGGGAAGAAGTTCCAGTCTAACCGACTTGGTAGGTTAGACTATGCAACAGATTAGCAATGCTCAAATAAATCTAGTTAGTAGTAATGGGACGCTCCAGTTCAACAACGCAAACACGTTGACTGGAGTCGCAAATATTACTTACAACGTTGCAGCTAGCATGATGAGCGTAGATGCCAATGTGCGTGTTGCTAATTCAAATATGCTTTTATTTGGCGGTGCTCAAGCTAACGGTCAATCTAATTCAAGATTTGCCGTCACCTACAATGCAACAGCGGTTTCATTGGATTTCATGATCTATCCGAGCTAATTCATGACTAGCTACGTTAGACAATGTAAATTTTTTGATTATGGCAATCCAGGTGAACAAGCTTGGATATCAACTACATTACCTGAAGCTACTCTTCAGGGTTCTACTTTGCTTATATTTGGTGCTGTTTCTTTTTATGCAGGAACTCGCCCATCAGCAAATATCAATCCCACTCAGAATGATGGTTACCCTACCGGTGATGTTGTAAACGGGCAATATACAGAACTTCAGAACTTCGTAGATACTCAAAACGATTCATACCTAGCATTAGGTTTATACATTAAGCAGAATGCTAATGCTGTTCCTTCAGGTACAACATTCACTCAGAACTATACAGCCGGTGACGATTATATCGCTATGGCTGTCGTTGAAGTTGCCGGTGTATCTGCCAACAGTCTAATAACTTCTCAGAATGTTGTTCAGGTTAGTTTAGCATCAGGCACCAACAATATAACAACAGGAAATGCTGCTCTTGGTTCTAATCCCTGTATTGTAATAGGTTTGAGCGTAGGTGCTGCTAATCAGCTTGAACCTAATCCAGGCACTGCTGCAAATTCTCAAAACACTGGCTTTGGTTGGGGAAGTGCAAACTCTGCTTTAATCGAATCACAACACTTTACCAATCCTGGTTCTAATACGATTTATTTCTCTGCTCCGGGAACAGATGATTACATGACTGTAACCGTTGCTCTATCTGATAGTGTGACAGCAGCAGCGAATGTTTTTAGGATGTTCTCAAACGGTTCAATACAAGCGCACCTATTCTCACAAGGTCCATTGCCAGCTAATACAGCAATGCGTATGTATTCTAATAATACTCTTCACTCAGCTAATCTAGTAACAGGTTACCCGAACATAAAGCTCTATGCTAACGGCACCCTTCAATGTAATACGACGATTATAGTCTAAATAGACAAAACAGGAACTCTCATGGCTACCCAAACTTTATTCGTCACACAAGGTACAGATTTCAGTACTAGCATGGTGCTTTATAACGATTACGGCACTGCTATTAATGTTGCTAACTACACTTTCGCTGGTGCTGTACGTCAGAATCCTTATTCAAATTATCCATCTGCAAACCTTAAGATTACGGTAGTCGATGCTGCCAATGGCAATAGTATTATTAGTCTCGATGCTGCCAATACGGCTAATATGGGGATCGGTAGCTACATTTATTCTGTAGTGGCTAACACGGGAACCAACACAGCATTACTCCTTTCAGGAGACTTTATAGTTGGTCCTAGCGCATTGGTTACTCAACCACTTCCTGCAAATGTTACTAACCAGGTATTAGATGACACTTTCTACGCATTGTCAGGCCAGAACAGTTTCTATCTTTCATACACACCTGCCAATACATCGAACGTTACTATTATCTATAATAATGTAACGCTTCCTAACAACGTCAACGTCTACACAATCACTGGTCAAGTATTAATATTTGCCAACAGTGCTGCTCAAGGTGATGTTATCCAGGCAAAGGAAAACGTCTCTGTAGTTGTTCTTTAAGACCTAAATAAACGATTCATCAAGGAACTTAAATGTCACAAGAACAACCGTTTTTACAGCAAGTTCGTAACACTGCCAATGTGACTTTGGATGTGCTATTAACCAATCTATCTGCCAACATAGGCACGGCTTATGGGCAGGCTAATCTTGCTTATACTACTGCTAATGCCGCATACGCTCAAGCGAATGTAGGTGTTCTTATTGGTGAAGAAGCCTATGCCCAAGCAAATAGCGCATACGCTCAAGCAAACCTTGCATACACAGCAGGTAACAGCGGTATCAGTGCAGCAGCCACAGCTTTAACTGTTGCAGAAGCTGCTTATGGAACAGCCAACGCTGGTATTGCTTATTCTGGCGTAAGTGCAGGAACTTATGGTTCAGGTTCTCAAATTCCAGTAGTGACACTCGATTATCGTGGTCGTGTTACAAGCGCATATACAACATCATATAATCAATTCACTTCATCTGGTTCTGGTATTGTTCCAGCATCAGGTGGTGGAACAACTAATTTTCTTCGTGCAGATGGTACATGGAATGCTATCGCAGCTGTCTATTCAGCAACATTGGCAAGCAATGGTCACATGTATTTGGCATCCAGTGCAGGAAATATTCTGGTTCAATGGGCAGTTTACGGTGCTAATATTAACGGTGATGCAGGACCTTACAATTTTAGTTTTCCTGTTTCATTTTCTAATACACCATACTGTGTCGTTCCTATCACGAATGCTAAATTGGCATTTGGTTTAGCCTCAAGCAATTCAACCAGTTTTGGTGTTTATAGCTGTACCGGTGCCTCTACCTGTACTGAAGTATTTGTTCTTGCAATAGGACCAGCATAATGAAACCTACTTCAAGACAAGAACTCATACAATATTGTTTTCGTAGGCTTGGTCAAGGTGCCATTGATATCAATGTCACGGCAGAACAAGCAGATGATCGTATTGATGACACACTCGATTACTTCACTGAATTTCATTTTGATGGTGTTGAAAAGCAATACCTAAGTATGCTTGTGACCGCAAACGTCATGGCTAATCAATATTTCACAATGCCTAACAATGTATTCAATGTCACTCGTATTTTTCCATTGAACACTACATCTGTTGGTAACAGCCAAGACTTCAACATCTTCGACTTGAACTATCAGATTCGTTTGAATGAATTGTATGATTTCACTAGCGCCGACTACGTGTACTTCGAATTAGCTAATGAACACATTCGTACACTTGAAATGTTGTTTATTGGTGACGTTCCTATCCGTTACAATAGGAACACCAACATCTTATATACAGACTTGAACTGGGGACAGGGTACTGGTGGTCCTAACGCCGATGTGAGCATAGGTTCTTATGTTGTGGCTGAAGTCTATACATATCTACCGCAAGGTGATGGAAGATTTTGGGGAGACATCTGGTTAAAACAGTTCGCCACAGCCATGATCAAGCAACAGTGGGGAACTAACCTGAAGAAAACATCTTCAACTGCTGTATTGCCCGGTGGTATCACTGTCAATGGACAGCAGATTTACAATGAAGCGACTCAAGAAATTGCTGACCTAAAAGAAAACATCCGCAGTACATTTGAAGCTCCACCTCTTTGGGAAGTCGGTTAAGGTTAAAACTATATCATGGTAACCCGCACAATAATGAACAACTTCAACAGTGGCGCAGATCAGCGTCTCATGGAAGATTTATTTTGTGAATTCGTACAGACATGGGGCATCGATGTGGCCTATATCCCACGCGACAGCAGTGATCCTAATGGATTCGATTTGCTTTTTGGTGATGACCCAGTTAAAAAATTCACGAACAACTACACTATTGAATGTTACGTGCAATCAGTAGACAACTTTGAGGGTGGGGAGTTTTACAGTAAATTCGGCTTAATGGTAAAGAAACAAGCTAGATTTCTTATGCCTAATCGTGCATGGAAGCGTGAGGTTCAAGGTACTTATCTACGTCCACGTGAAGGTGATTTGTTGTGGTTATCTAATTTTGGTGCGCTATTTGAAATTAAGTATGTCGATGAAGAATACTTTTTCTACCCATTTGGAAAAGGTGTATCCGATCCAACAGCGCCAGAAACAAACTTTTATGCATTTTCATTGGTAGTCGAAAAATTTCGCTACAACGATGAAACTATTCAAACATCTGTTCCTGAAATATCAAATGCTGTAAACAGTATCATTGCTACATACGCTTTCAACATGGTCAATACTGGTTCAGGTATCTATAACGTTGGTGATATAGTTTATCAAACGAGCAACAACAATATTAATGGTCTACAAACAGCCAACGCAATTGTCACCAGTTGGGATGAACCTTCAGCCGTATTACAATTGAATACTATCAGCGGTCTGTTCTTACCTAATGTCAGCATATTTGATGCAAGCACTGGAGCAACATGGACAGTTAATAATTACAGTATGTTGACTAATACGAACAATCCATTCATGGATAATCCTGGTATCAATGAAGCGGCTAATACTATCTTAAATTTCAGTGAAACAAATCCTTTTGGTGATAGCTAATGTTTGGTAATAACCCGTATTATTTTCGTACAATTCGTAATTGTGTAGTCGCATTTGGTTCTTTATTCGACAACATGATCATGGTCAAGTACATCGATGGTGTGACCGAAAAGTCACGCATTGTTGTGCCATTGACTTATGAAGGCAAAGAAGATTTTATTACTCGTTTAATTGATAATCCTCGTTTGGCTAAACCTATTGAAATTTCATTACCTCGTGCATCATTTGCTATCACAAGCTACAACTATGCCCCTAATAGAAAGCTAAGCACATACAACAGTATTACTGTTCCTGGTGTTAATGGTGCGGCAGATCAACAGTATCAACCAGTCCCATGGGATCTAGGTTTCGAGCTATGCATTTATGTTCGCAACGTAGAAGATGGTACACAGTTAATCGAACAAATTCTTCCTGTATTCGTACCAAATTACACATTGACAATCAATTACGTTCCAGAATTGGGAATTTCACGCAACGTTCCATTGATGTTAAACAGTGTCACTTGTTCTAATGAATATGAAGGTGCTGCTCCAGATCAAGAGCGCACAATCATTTGGACACTTGGTTTTACAATGCAAGCTCAGTTGTTTGGCCCAATTACAACAGGCAATGTTATCACTCAAGTATCAACTAACTTCTTTATCGATACTCAGCTTGGTTCTAATGGCTTGGCTTCTGATGTTGAAATCTTCTTGTCTGATACAGCCGGTGGCAGCGGCAATTATCAGATCAACGAAATCGTTTATCAGGGTGCAAACCTTCCAGACGCCACAGCAACCGGTACTGTTTCTACATGGAATGCAACAGGAAATGTGTTGGTATTGGCTAATGTTTCTGGATCATTCTTAGCTAATGCAACAATCATTGGTGCCACAACCGGAGCTATATACTACGTAGGTTCTATTACACCAGATGTATTAATGGCTAATGTTACGATCACACCATTACCTGCCGGTGCAAACTCTAGCAACGCTTATGGTTTCGATACAGTGATCACGGAGTACCCAAAGACGGTTTAAAATTATGACAGATACAGATAGTCCACTTGCCTCAGCACTTGGAGTGATATTAGCAGCCGACCAAGTTAAGTCGGATATTGAATTGAAGAAAACAGTAGCTGCTAGCCTACCTCCTGAAACAAAAGCCAATAACGATGCAGAATTTGCTCGTGAAACCCTTTACGACATGATCAATAAAAGCAACGAGAGCATCGTAGAACTTATGCGCGTTGCTAAAGAGTCTATGTCTGCTCGTCATTATGAAGTCCTTGCTCAGATGATTAACGGCAATGCAATCATGGCCGATAAACTATTAAAGATTCATGCCGATCATCAAATTGTGCAGAACAATGCTATCAACCTTGCACGCAACAAAGGTGGTGCGGTCCCTGGTTCCAATGTTCACATCGATAAAGCAGTATTTGTAGGAACAACTAACGAACTTTTAGCCATGGTTCGTAGTGCTCAAGACAAACAAATTATTGAAATTGAATCAAAGCCAGCTGACGAAGAATAATGAAAGTTGTACCGATTATTCAAGTTGATGTTGATACATTCAAAGCCAACCCACGATTAAAGAAAGTTGGTCAGAATATTCCTTTAACCCAGGAGCAGCTTGAAGAGTACACCAAATGTGCTACTGATCCAGAATACTTTGCTGAAAATTACATTGAAATTGTTACTTCCGATGAAGGTGTAGCACCATTCAAATTGCGAGATTATCAACGCAAGATGATCCGCAAAATGCATAGAAACAATCGTGTCATTATGCGTGCTGCGAGACAGTCTGGTAAAACTGAAACATGTTCAGCCTATATTTTATGGTTTCTTCTATTCAACAAAGATCGTACATGCGCTATCTTGGCAAACAAGGAAGCGACCGCAACTGAAATCGTTGGTCGTGTGCAGGGTATGTACATGCGTGTGCCATTGTGGTTGCAACAGGGTGTGGATATTTGGAACACAACCAGTTTCCTATTAGAAAACGGTTCTCGTCTAATCAGTTCAGCTACCTCTTCTGATGCTATTAGAGGTTTTCGTATCGACATGCTTTATCTCGATGAATATGCCCACGTTGATAACAGTGTTGCCGAAGAATTCTTTACTTCTGTATATCCGACAATCTCTTCTGGTAAGAAATCTAAGGTAATCATATCTTCTACACCGAAGGGTATGAATCACTTTTATAAGATGTTTACTGACGCAGTTAACCACAGTAAGACTCGTTCACAGTTCAAACATATCACAGTCAAATGGGATCAAGTTCCAGGCCGCAACAAGTTGTGGATGGAAGATATGAAACTTCAGCTTGGAGAAGAAAAGTTCTCACAGGAACAGGAAGTCGAATTCATTGGTTCTGGTGGTACTTTAATCAGTTCGAAGGCTCTTAGGTGTTTAGCGTTCCAAGAACCTATTAAAGAAATGTTGGATCATAAACTTAAGATTTATGGCGACGTAATGAAAGGTCATAGGTACGTCGCTGTATGTGATGTTAGCCACGGCAAAGAATTAGATTTTAGTGCTATTAGTGTCATTGATGTAACTTCTATGCCTTATCGATTGGAGGCAACCTACCACTGTAATGATATTCCAGCGGAATTATATCCAAACGTTATTGCTCAAGTTGCACAGTACTACAACATGGCCTATGTTCTAGTCGAAAACAATGATATTGGTGCATTGGTATTAAAGATCTTGATTGATGATCTTGAATACGAAAACATCATTTACACCGAAGCAGATAAGATCTACAAGGATACATTAGTGTCCGCTAGAACAAATAAGGGTCCGGGTGTACGCACCAGCAACAAGACTAAGCGCCAGGGATGTAATACACTAAAACAATTGATCGAGCGTCAAGAGCTATTAATCCAAGACTTCGATGCTATTTCAGAACTATCCACATTTGTTATTAAGAAAAACAAAACCTATGCGGCTGACGAAGGTAAGTTCGATGATATCGTAATGACATTGGTCATGTTTGCATGGTTAACCTCTCAACAATACTTTAAGGATTTGACCAACGTCGATGCCCGTGGAAACCTATATGAGGCCGAACAGGAAGCGATACAGGCCGAGATTCCTGTTATGCCGATGGTCAGTGAGCCTGAGCTAGGCGTCAACAAATTCAAGCAGGATGGTGTCATTTGGGAAACCGTAGAAAACGACGGTGGTGACTATAAATGGAGCGGTTATAGCACTAACGGCTGGTAACCAATATGTTATAATACCCTCTGTTATAACAATCTTAACTATTAAAGAAACTCCTGATATAATCTCCCTGGAGGTAAATTATGAAGATTTGGAAACAAAACAAATGGTCTTATATTGGAGTCGTGATTGGCTCTGTACCTGGATTCTTTCTTGGTTGGCAATTTGGCGTTGTCAATTTCTTCGTTTGTTGTGCTGTTGTGACTTTAATTAATTGGTTGATTGAAAGATGAACAAACCAATTAATCCAGCATTAGCACGTATTCAACAGATCAAGTCTAAGGCAGGTTCTGGTGGTGGTTCTAGTTTTGATGATATTGAACCATTTATGAATCCGATTCTTGAACAAGCAGCCAAAGAAGTAGCTGCCGAGCGTACAACACCCGTTGAAGTGTTACCTCCGATTGAAGAAGATCCTGATGAATTGCGTGTAGCCATGCGTTTGGTTGCATTACAGGCCGAAGGTGTCGGTCCTGTTGCACCAACAAAGACAATTGTTTACACTGACACACGCGGTGCTATTGATCGCTTGAATGAATCACTCGAAAAGATGAAACCTAAGAGGGAATAAAGTGAATTTACCTTTTGTTATGGGAACCGAATTGACCGGTATTCATGTGAGTTATGATGAGGCTACTAGTGTCGCCACACATCGCAACATTGATTTTGATTGGTTTGAATTTGAAAGTAGGCGTGAAGCGAGCCTTAAAAATGTCAGAAATGATTTACGATTAGCTGCCTTAAAAATTCATGGCATTCATTACGACGACCATTGCCTAGAAATCTCTAGTAAGAAAATTTCTGACTTTGCTAGCTTGAAAAATTTCTGCATCAAGACACGTAAAATTATGCAGGATAATTTATTTTTCCCAAAGAATCCCACCACTGTTTGTGGTGGTGCCCATGTTCATGTCGGAATTAAAGACATGAAAATCAAGTATGAGATTGCTCGTGATTTGGTCATGCGTCCGTATTTACCTTGGGTATTTGGTGAACCTGATGAAGAAGGCGCTATGGATGTGTTAATCAACAAAAAGGAAGAATTTGAAGATTATGCTATTCGTGTGGCTAGCAACCAGCCCTGTTACGGTAGTTATAGTGCCAGGTTTTTATCAGCTTTGATGTTGCCGTTTAACCCTGAAACCAACTACAACAATCTTAGTGACTCGATTGGTAAGGAGACAATGTTTCGATTATCAGAAGGATACAACACGCTTGAAATTAGATTCATGGAAATGACAGAGACATGGGAAGAGCACGAATTACAGTTGAATTTTATTTCCCATTACATTGATTGGATGTTGATGAGAATTCTTACTAATCGTACTACACACATCAAGCTTATAACTAATAGAGAAATGCAGAAGATTGAACCGAAGGTCTGCGCTGATTTATTCAACGAACTGTGTTATGATATTGGTCTTAATCCTGATGATTATGCTCCATTTATTAAAAGAAATCTGTATCCACGCTGGCAGGATGGGAGAAAGAGACGATGAGTTTTATTACTGTTACAGTCGATTGGTCAGTCGGTATTTGGAATGCACATACACCGGCAGTATTTCTAATCGGATATGCATTGCCATTTGTTATCAATACATTTGAATTTTCATTGA